AGATAACACTTGCAGGAGATAAACTTACATTTGAAACACTAAATGTAACTTTTATAGTAGATGAGGAACTTGAAAATTACAGAGAATTGTGGAATTGGTTAGTAGGTATAAGTGCTCCTATGAATCATGAACAATGGGTTACTGAATTATATAAAGGTGATGGTTTAGTGTCAAAATTTGGTACAGATGATGCTGACCCTAGAACCAAAGATACATATACAGAAACAAATTTATATTCAGATTCAACATTAATAATATATAATTCTAAGAATATACCAAAAGTAGAAGTTAAATTCAAAAATATGTTTCCTACAAGTTTATCATCATTAGAATATTCACAAGAACTGACAGATGTGGAATATTTTAAAGCCTCAGCAACTTTTAGGTATCTTTATTATGAATTTGCAACTGTAACGTGATAAATACTCACAAGTAGCCTAAACATAAAAATTAATTAAAGTGAGTCCACTTGATTAGGCTGTGTGACAATATAGCTCTAATGTTTAGGCTACACTTTATTAGACTTGACATTTTCATTTTTATATGTTATTATGAGTATGTCGAATTTGAATCTATAGAATAATAGTTATGACTTTATCAGAAATACAAGAAATGGTCAGAAAAGACCTAAAAATCAATGATCTTGAATTAGACATAGAATCTTTACGAATCCCTTCTTTACATTCCAAATATCTACAATTACTTACAGAACATTCCCTTCTTTTGAAAAAGACTCAGGGAGAACTTAATGTTTTGAAAAGAGATAAATGGATATTTTATACAGGGAAGGCTACAGATGAAATCTACAAGGAAAAGGGTTCTTTTGATGTTAAGTTAAATACCAAAGATGATCAAAAGACCTTTATTGAAGCCGATAAGGAATATCGGGAACTAAAAGGAAAGGTTGAATACTATGAATCTGTAGTAGAATATCTACAGGAAATAGTTAGATCAGTTAGTAATCGTTCTTTTCAAATAAAAAATGCTATTGAGTGGAGAAAATTCGAAGCTGGAGTATGATATTATCATTCATAAGAAAGATGATGTTTATTTTCAAATCGAATGTGAAAGAAGTATAGCAAAAGAATTAAACGAATATTTCAGTTTCGATGTTCCTGGCGCAAAATTTATGCCCAGTTTTAAGAACAGACTTTGGGATGGAAAGATTCGATTATTCGACATACGGAACAATCAAATTTACGTTGGATTGTCCGATTATATCTACAAATTTGCAACTGCAAAAAAATATACTATAAGTGGTGGGATCAGAGCCCAACTAGACATCGATGTTGATAGTGTTAAATCTTTTGTAGAAGGTTTAAAGAGTACTGTGAAGATCAGAGACTACCAGCTCGATGCAGTACAACATTCTATTAGACATGGAAGATGTATCTTGGTGAGTCCCACAGCAAGTGGTAAGAGTTTTATAATATACACATTGATACGTTACTACCAACAAATCATTGATAACTCACATATTTTGTTGTTAGTGCCACGTTCATCATTAGTTGAACAAATGTATACAGATTTCCAAGATTACGGCTGGGATTCTGAGAAGTACTGTCACAGAATTTATGCAGGAAAAGATAAAACATCACCAAAACTTGTCCATATATCTACATGGCAATCCATATATCAATTACCAAAAAAATATTTTGAGAAGTATAAGGTTATACTAGGAGATGAGGTACATACATTTACAGCCAAATCTCTTAAAACCATAATGCAGAAAACGACAGATTGTCCTAACAAGTTTGGATTGACAGGAACACTTGATGATGCAGAAAGTCATCATTTGGTTCTTGAAGGTCTGTTTGGATCTGTTAAAAAAGTAACTACAACAAAAAAACTTATTGACGCTAAACAAATCTCTGATTTAAAAATCATGGGAATTGTCTTGACTTATTCAAAAAAGGAGTGTATAATAAGAGACTATAATGAAGAAATCAAATTTATAACAGAACATCCTCAAAGGAATAATCTGATTAGGAATTTGAGCATTGACTTAAAGGGTAATACTTTAGTCCTTTTTTCGTTAATTAAACATGGAGAGTTTTTACACGAACTCATAACAGAGAAGGCCGATGTTAATAGAAAAATATTTTTTGTCTACGGAGGAACAGACTCAGAGACAAGGGAAAAAATCAGAGGAATCGTTGAATCAGAACGAGACTCGATTGTTGTCGCCAGTTTTGGTGTTTTCAGTACTGGTATCAATATTAGGAATCTTCATAACATTATCTTCGCTAGTCCTTATAAAAGTCGTATCAGAAACCTTCAGTCAATAGGTAGAGGATTACGGACACATGAAAATAAGGATGGAGCTAAGATATATGATATTGCAGATGACTTTAAGAATAATAACCATACGATAAAACATTTTGTTAAACGTATTGGTATCTATAATCAAGAAGAATTTGATTATGAAATAATTAAGGTAAACTTAAAATGAAAATATGGAACAGAAAAAACAACACTATGTTGATAATAAATTATTTTTTGCTGAGATGGAGAAGTGGAAGTCAGAGATTGATGAATCTGATGAAGTCGATGACTTACCACCAATGGTCACAGAATATATGGGTGAATGTTTTTATAAAATTGCCACGCATCTATCGTATAGGCCCAACTTTATCAATTATACCTATCGTGAGGAGATGATAGGTGATGGTATAGAAAATTGTATTAGATATGCTAAGAATTTCAATCCAGAGAAATCTAAAAATCCTTTTGCATATTTTACACAAATTATCTATTATGCTTTCATTCGTAGAATAACGAAGGAAAAGAAACAAACTTCAATTAAGCAAAAAATTATTGATAACACATCAACCAAGACATATGATATTATGGAAGGCGACGATGATGTTTATTCAAATACATATATGGAATTCTTACGAGATAATCTTGAGGAGAAGGACATACCTAAACAAAAACGTAAAAAATCCAAGAAGGGGATTGAACATTTCATAGAGGAATTAAATGAAAACGAAATTTGAAGAATATGTAGAACAAGTTGACAAACTTATTAAAGACCATACTAAAAAACTTCATGTATCTGAATTAGATGCTATTGTAGAATCTATAGAAGATTCTCCAGCAGGAACTGGTAAGATGGATTTCTGGTTAGAAGATATTGTTGATAGTGAATCTGCTTCAAGGAAAATGTCTGGTGAGTAAAATTGTAATATTAACTGATACACATTTTGGAGCTAGGTCAGATAGTTTAATTTTCAATGAATTCTTTTATGACTTCTATGAAAATCAATTCTTTCCATACGTTAAAGAACATCCAGAGATTACTACTTTTCTACATATGGGAGACTGTCTAGATCGTAGAAAATATATTAATTATAAGATTGCAAAGGATTTTAGAGAACGATTCATTAGTGGATTAGATGAACTGAATATTCCTTGTCACTTTATAGTGGGTAATCATGACATATATTATAAGAATACTCTTGAAGTGAACTGTTATAATGAACTGACACTTCCAGAAAAATGTAATGTTTATGATGAACCTACTGTAATTACTTTAGATGGATATGATGTTGCAGTTATTCCATGGCTCACTACAGATAATGAAGATCAAGTTTATGGTCTTACAAACGAGCCTGGAGTACAAGTTGCATTTGGTCATTTGGAAATATCTGGATTTGAAATGCACTCAGGGGTTATGAGTCAAATTGGAATCAGTAAATCTGTATTCCACAAGTTTGATATGGTAATGTCTGGACACTTCCATAAAAGGTCTACAGATGGACACATATACTATCTTGGATGCCCATATGAGATGACATGGGCAGACTGTAATGACCCCAAAGGGTTTCATGTATTTGATATAGAAACTAGGGAACTGGAATTTATACCAAACGAAAGAACCATCTTTGAAAAAATTTACTATAATGACAAAAAGACAAAGTATAGTGAGGTAGATGTTTCTCAGTATGACCAGAAATTTGTCAAGGTGTTCGTAGAAAATAGAGATGACTACTATGAGTTTGACAAGTTCCTAGACAGGCTGTACAATGATATATCTGTATGGGACTTGAAGGTGGTAGAAGATTTCTCAGACCTTAGTGTAGATTTCGTATCTGACAATGTGGTAAAGGAATCTCAGGACACTTTATCGTTACTGGATAGATATGTGGAAGAAATTGAAACAAACCTAGACAAAGAAAGGATAAAAACGAAATTGAAATCATTATATATTGAGGCCGGTGACTTAGAACTATGATACATTTTAAATATGTGAAGTGGAAGAATTTCCTTGCCACAGGAAATCTCCATTCAACTGTGAGACTAGACAAATCCGTAACAACTCTAATAATAGGTGATAATGGTTCAGGAAAAAGTACTGTACTTGATGCACTTTGTTTTGTCCTGTTTGGGAAAGCATACAGACCCATTAAGAAAGCCCAACTGGTCAACTCCATCAATCAAAGAGACTGTGAAGTTGAGATAGAGTTTCAAATAGGTACAAACAAATTCAAAGTTGTTCGTGGCATCAAACCTAACATATTCCAGATTTGGAGGAATGGTAAGGAATTAGACCAAGAAGCACACTCCAAAGATTTCCAGAAAATCCTAGAAGAACAGATACTAAAGTTGAACTATCGATCATTTACTCAGGTGGTGATACTTGGAAGTAGCTGTTTTATCCCATTTATGCAACTCCCCACAAGTCATCGTAGAGAAGTCGTAGAGGATATACTAGACATCAAAATATTCTCAATTATGAATTTGTTGCTAAAACAACATTACAAAATGGTAGGCGCAGAAGTAACTGAACTATCAGTACAAAATAGACTACATGAGAGTAATAAGCAACTTCAAGAAAAACATTTGGGAAATATTGAGGAAGTATCAAGTAA